GTCTATCTCAGCTAGTGTATGTTTAATGCTACGTATGGGTGTGATAGCTGTTACGTCTAGTGTAACTCCCATAAACTGACTGTGTGACTTGTGGAAGTTGCTGGTAGCCTGTGTTACTGCTGGCATCTTCTCAGAGATGTTAGTAAGCATAGACTTATACTCAGGGGCAGCAGTAGGTAGTGCTTCGTTTAGTGTAGTTGTTATAGCTAGTTCTGTTGACAAGTTAGACTCCATTGTTCTTATTGTTCTTAGAGGAGAGTTATATCATATTTTTATAATAAATGCAAGCATTATCCGTTAGACCATTGTGTATACCAATTACCATCAGAGTGCTTAAATGCACCGTCATATACTGGTCCTATTCTTGGTCCTTCAAACACAGGGTCAACACCTTCACCATCTAGCCATGCTTCTGTTAGCTCACCCATAGGTGGCACATTATGTGGTCTACGCTTTCTGTTTCTAAAACGAAACTCTGTTTCTGTAACCACTTCACCTGTCTCTCTATATCTAAGTAATGCCATTTGTACCTCTAAGCTATAGCATAAAATATATAGTCACCATCTGTAAAATCACCTGTAATAGTAAATCCTGATGATAATGGGTCTATTAAGTCTGTGTTAGTAACTTGTGCAGCAGTTGAGTTTAACAGAAGATACGGATCATTACCAGCAATTATTCCGTTAGTGCTATCCCAAATATACCAATCTCCTGTAGCATCAGTACGTTTAAGTAATACAAATCTAGCACCTGATGTAAACCCACAGTCTACATCTGTAGAACTTCCTGAGTGTGTTACTGATCCTACTTTGGATACACCAGCTAGTGTGGCAAATAAGTAAGCAATCATGTTTGAATTATTTTCATTTGTTTGTGTTCCATCACCAACTGTAAACACTGTAGATGTAGGAGCAGTGTCATTCCAATTAGCATTTTGTAAATCTTCTGCTGATGTTAAATTTAACCATATTCTATAATTAGCAGGGTTAGTTCCCCCATTTAAACCTTTATGATAAATACTTTTATGTTGAGTGCTAGACCTATTAAAAACCCACATCATTTCTGGTACAACACCAAGCCCATGAGTTACTGTTCTGTTTGATCCTGTACCAGTATAAGCAACTACATCAAAATATCCTTTTGCCCTTTTCCACATCCATGATTGTTGATTAGAATCTGTGTCAGTCGCTGCAAAATGCCCATTCATGTAATCAAATTGATTAGACGGTGCATTTTGTTCTGCTATAGTAGTATTAGGGTTTAAATCTTTACCTTGCATTAATCTTGTTTTAGCTGTCCAATTTGTTCCACTGTTTGTAACTTTATTTATAGCAAAATCTACAGGAAATGTAGAACGAAAGGCAGGTTCATTTCCATCGCCTGTGCTGCCTCTAGTATCCATACCAAACACCTTTGTAGCATCTGTTATAGTAGCCATATTTGGTCTTCTGATTGCCATGTAGATGTAGGTGCCGCCATTGGCGCTATACAAAGCATCAAGCCCAGACCTAACTTTAAAACCGTTTGCTTGAGGACTAACTCCTGCATAGGTAGGCGTTGCTTCACTATTATTATTGTTCCACATAATGTCTTTTTGAGCATTTGCTGAAACATCATCACCACTGACAACTAAACCACGCATTGCGTCAAGAACTAACCAATCTTCTGCGCTGTCTGATCTTTTTATCATTAAAAATTGTGGCTCAAAGCCTAGATTAATCTCTGTGTTTCCAGAGCCACCCGTATAACTACCACACTGTATCATACCATCAGAGCTTGTGTCGTGACCAAAAAGGTAGGCTACATAATTTTCACCACTAGCATTTACTGAGTGATCTGAGGCTACAGTAAACACACTTGAAGTAGGCAATGTATAGGCAAACCAATCTCGAGTACTACTAGATAATGCTGCATCAGTGTTAAGTATGTAATATTTGTCAGCAGAAGGAGTGTTTGGATCATCTTGTCTATGATATACTGCCCAATTATCTGTTTGACTTAAATTTTTAATAAGTATCATACCTGGCTTTGAGCCTAAATTGTGACTTATATTTTGATCAGAACCTGTACCAGTATACGTAACTATATCAAAAAAGTTAGGAGCCTTTTTAAATGTCCAACCAACGTATGTGTGCGTTGAATAATTTGTTAATCCACCATTATCTGCCCCAAGTGAAAATCCGTTTGAATTAAACGCTGTAAGTTGAGTGGTATCTGTGTTTTCAGTGTAGACTTGATCTGATCGCAAATCCTTATAAATACCTCTATTTGTATCATATAAACGATGAGAAGCTGATACTCCTCTATTTTTTATCCAAACCAAACCACCTTTGTTAGCTAAATCTATTCCATTTGTTATTGATCTTGCAGAACTAGTTCCTGTCCACAAATCTATACTAAAGTTATTCTCAATAAATGTATCTGGATTAGGCACACTAGCATCAGGCCACGTACCACCACGCCTAGCTTCTAGCTGATCCTGCACTGACCACACACCAGATGCTACCCCTGCTATATGTGTATCACTAGAAGTAGGCTCTACCTTTGTAGGTGTAATCATACTTTTAAGAAACCGTGTTTGTGACATTATCCTAATCCTCCATGACCGTTAGATAAGGCAGACGCATCTTTTACTGTAGTACCTAAATCTCCAAAGTCAGTAGAGTTACCTGCACTAGCTATAGTTACAAACTCAATAGTATCATTGTGAGTAGCAGCACTAGATTGACCTCTTGTATGAATAGCTCTTATTGCATTTGATGTTGCATCACCTAAAATAGAAGCAGCACCAGTATCACCAAAGTCACTAGCATTACCTGTACTTGCAATAGTAATAAAATCTATAACATTTGAAAAACTACTTGCACCAGTTCCAGCAAACCATAAAGCTCTTGTTGCATTTGATGCTGCAGCACTTTGTCTTCTAGCTACAGTTAAGTCACCAAAATCTTGAGAGTTTCCTGTAGAAGCTATAGTCACATATTCTATAACATTAGTAGGATTAGCAGCAGCAGTACCACTACCGATAACAGCACGAGTTGGAGAGGCAGCGGCCTGAACACGATACCAAACATTAGTTGTATCTCCAAAGTCAGTAGCATTACCTGTAGAAGCTATAGTAATATAGTCTATTATATTTTGATTAGCATCTGCTTGAGAGTTCCAACCTGCAAAAAATATACCTCTTGTGTTATTACCTGCACCACCAAGAGAAAATCTTTGTAGAGTTAAATCACCAAAGTCTGTAGCATTACCAGTAGTAAGTATTGTAACATACTCCATTGTATTTAAACTAACATTGCTATTATTATTACCACCACCAAATACACCTCTAGTCTTAGATGCTACAGCAGCAAGTTGACCAACATTATTAGATAATGTTCCAAAAGATGTGGTATTGCCTAAAGTATTTATTATAACAGTCTGAATAGGATCATGGTAACTATTACTTGTATTTACACCACCACCAAACAAAGCTGTAACAGGTGGTAAATTATCTGCTTGCCAAGTATCTGCATACTGAAACTGTGTTGTGAGACTCCACACGCCATTATAGTTGGGCATTAGCCTATACCTCCATGAGAGACACTTGCACCAGATGTCATACGTCCTACACTTAAATCACCAAAGTCAGTAGCATTTCCTGTTGATGCTATGGTAAAATAATCAATATCTACTTCATAAGCATTGCCGTAGCCACCTGCTCTTAATGCTCTAGTAGAATTAGCTGCACCAGCATTATCAGAAACACTTTCACTTAAATTGCCAAAGTCCGTTGCGTTACCTGTTGAGGCTATAGTAATATAATCTACAACATTTACTTGCGCCCCACTACCAATACCTCCCATAAATAAACCTCTAGTAGAATTGCTTGCACCAGCAAGTGTATATCTACCTACAGTAAGATCACCAAAGTCAGTAGCATTACCTGTTGAGGCTATAGTTACATAATCAATAACATTACTTTCTCCATGACCACCACCCATAACTCCTCTAGTAGTAGAAGCAAGTCCTCCAGCTTTTGATTGAGTAATACTACGATCACCAAAATCTGTAGCATTACCTGTACTGGCTATAGTAATATATTCTATTACGTTACTTGAATCACCTCTACCTTGAAAAAGACCTCTTGTATTGTTTGAAAACCCTACTGCATGACGAGCAGTTGCACTTAAATCACCAAAATCAGTAGCATTACCAGCAGAAGCTACAGTAATATAGTCCATTACATTTGAAGATTCACCACCGCCAGCTACAGCACGAGTTGAACTAGATAGAGCAGCTAAGTCTTTCCGTCCTACAGTAAGATCACCAAAGTCAGTAGCATTACCTGTAGTTGTAATAACAACAAAATCTATTGTTGCTTCTGTTGAGTCTGCATTAGATTCACCGCCCATAAATACTGCTCTAGGTGAAATAGCAGTAACACTATCACTAGCATCACTAGCAGCAGATGTACCATGAGAATTTATAGCGTAAACTCTAGCTGTGTATGCTGTGCCATTAGTTAAGCTACTTATAGTAATAGGTGATGATGTACCTGTACCACCATTACCATCATTTGTTGTTGCTACAAAACCTGTAATAGCAGATGTACCTACATCAGTAGGTGCAGTAAAAGCTACACTAATTGATTCATCACCAGAAGATGCAGAAACACCTGTGGGTGGATCAGGCGCATCTAATCCATCAGTACCAATAAAGCCACCGTTTCTTCTAACCACTAGTCTGCCATTTCTTCATAACTAACCATATAGGTTAAATCACTATTTGCCGAAGCTGTAAGTGCAAGTTGATCTGTCTCATCTAAATAAAAGCCATTGTCTTTACCTATTAAAACTAAAGTTGAGTCAGCAGGTACAGATATTGTGCTGGCTATTTTTACATAGTTTGATCCAGCATCTACACTTATTTCAGCAGTAACATCAGCAGCGTTAGAACCATCTATATTTGCAATCATAACTGTATTTATTTTAGCTACATGTTCTACACTAGTTTGAACAACAACTGCTCTACTTGTTGTTATTGCTCCAACAACAATTTTAGGTGTAATTGTTGCTACATTAATTATATTTGGAGTTGCCATTTACCTTTTCCTTTTTACTATCCAAACACTATCGCCATAGCAATAGCAAAACCTTTAGTTGCAGCACTACCAGCAGCGTAAGTTTTTACATCTGAGGCAGGAATAGTTTTCATCGTTCCACCATCATTAACTACAAACCCATCTGCATCTGCCACTGTTATTGAACCACCAACAGAAGTACCACCATCTAGTAAATTTAGTTCTGCAGTAGTAGCAGTAACACCATCAAGTATGTTTAGTTCTGTTGCTGTTGATGTTACACCATCAAGTATATTTAACTCTGCAGCAGTAGAAGTAATAGATGTACCAGCTATTTGTAGTGTTGTTGCATTTACTTCTCCTGATGATCCATAAATTACTGCCTTACTATTTACTATTGTTCCTGCAGAAGAACCATCTACTAAATTAAGTTCTGTTGCTGTAGAAGTTACACCATCTAAAATATTTAACTCTGCTGGTGTAGAAGTAATTGCAGTGTTACTTGCTGCAGCTAGAACAGGGATTGTGCCACTTTGATTAGGTAGATTAATAGTACGGTCTGCTGTAGGATCAACAATAGTAAGTGTAGTCTCGTGTGCATCTGCTGTAGCACCCTCAAACACAACAGCGTTTTCTGCGTTCATCGTTACTGTATTTACAACTGTAGAAGTACCACTGACTGTTAGATTACCTGATACTGTAAGGTTGTCAGCTACTGTTACTTCTGAAGTGCTATGTCCTAATGTAATAGCTGTACCAGATATACCTGTGCCTATAGATACAGACTCACTACTGTTAGCAGTGTCAATTATAAGGTAAGCATCTGATCCTTGTTTGATTGTCAATGCTGTAGCTGAGTTGTCAGATACTGCTACGTTGATGTCTGTGCCATCAGCACTAATAGAGTCAAGTGCAATGTCACCTACGTTAGTAATGTTATTGTCACCAAAGCTAGTGTTATCTCCAAAGGTTTTATTTGTTAAGGTATCTGTTGATACAAGAGATACTAAGGTAGAACTAGAACCTGCAGGTAATAGCATAGTGTTTGTTACACTAGCAGAGTGTGGTTGTGCCTGTAAAAGCTGACCATGACTATTAGCTTCACAGTTAAACTGTATAGCACCAGCATTAGAATTACCTCTAACTGTTACATGACCTGTACCTTTAGCTTCTATTTCAAGATCAATATTAGAGTCACCACCCGTAGTAGATAACTTAGGTGCGTTACCTGTGGCAGCATTAGTTACGTCAAACTGATTGACTGCAGAACTTGTAGTTTGAAAGATAATCTGTTCGTTACCGTTTTCATCACCAATAAAGTGTGCATCATCTATAAGTATATTATGTGAGTTAGTATCTAAGTTACCACCTAGCTGTGGTGTTGTATCTTCTACTACATTAGATATGTTACCAGCAACACCAGTACCTGCAATAATAGCACTACGTGTAATCTTTTTAAGTCCACCACCAGAAGTATCTACAGCTAAAAGGACATCATCATCTGCTGCTGTGCTAATCTCTGATAGAGAAGTTACTAAGGTAGGATTAAAGTTTGTACCGTCAGCAATAAGCAAAGCACCAGCAGTGTTAGTAGCCATAGTTAGATCATCACCACTAATGGTTAGATCACCTGCTAGTGTAGCATTAGCTCCACTAAATGTCAAGGCTGTAGTTGTACCTGACTTAATGACTAAGTTGCCAGAACTATTTGTTAGTGATCCATAAGTTGTACCTGCATCCTTTACAAATACATCTCCACCATCAGCATCTAGTATAATGTCTCCTGCTACATCGACAGTAAGATCACCAGAAGATAAATCTATTTCTGTTCCATCTATAGTTATGTTATCAATAGACACTCCTGCATTAGCAGTTATAGCAGAGCTAAATGTATCTAATGCACCTTCAAAGTATGTTTCAAAATCTGTAAGTGCGACCTGTACCATAGTACCATTATCATTAACAACAACTCTATCTGCATCAGCTAGTGTAGTTGAGGTTGCAGATGTATCACCATCTAAAATATTTATTTCAGTGGTTGTGACAGTTGCACCATCAAGTATTTCTAACTCAGCTTCTGATATACCTGCACCACCTATTGTAAGTGTGCCTGAAATATCTACATTACCATTTATATCAATAGTTGTAGCAGCAATTTGTATCTCTGAGTCTGCTACAAGATCAAGCTGCCCATCAGTGCTAGAATTAATGTAAATAGCAGTATCACGAAACTGTATTTTTTCTGTAGATGCAATAAGTAAATCATCTGAAAACTCAAAGTAGTCTTCATCTTCCATCCACTTTAATTCACCATCATTAGTTTCACCGTCAAAAGTTATTGTAATATCTGTACCAGATGAACCGTCACCTATGGTAATTCCTGTACCTAGTAGTTTAGTTACAGGCCCACCTTCACCTGTTGTACCATCGTGAGTGTGTCCTGTGCTAGAAGCAAATGCAGCAAGAAGCTGGTCAAACTCATTGTTAGTATCAGATGCTTGAATTATGTCACCGTCTGTATACGTAGACTGTCTTGTATATGTCGCTCCCATTAGCGTCTAGCTCCTAATTGATATTCTAACTGAAAACCTTTAAGTGAGTAGGGTGCAGTTTCTCCACCATCATCTACTTTTAATGCAACAGTAAATCCTGATCCCTCTACAGATTGTCTTACCAAAGGTTGTGTACTACCACCATAAACAAACTGTGTGGTAGATGAAGAGGTACTATAAGTAGCAGTGCCATATTGTGCAGCAACCTTAGATGTATCTAGTGCATATGCAGCAGGTCTTGGTGAATCAACACTTTCGTTATCATACCTTAAAAATAAATCTGCGTCAATAGCAGCTTCTGGTTTAAAGTTAAGAATAACTCTTTGCATATGTTTTCTTATACCAGAGTCACCAAAACTTAAATCAGGACTTCTATATCTTCCAAATATAACTGTCTCGTTAAATGTATTACCTTTTTCTTGTCTGTGTACAAATCCATCAAATGATCCATGTAAGACAGTTACATCTCCTGCGTCTACAAAGGTATCAGTACAAGATGGTCTTATACCAAGTATCTCAGCAAACTCATACTTGTCTCCCCTCATAACACAGATAACACCTCTTGTTAAATTATCTGCCACAGTTTCTTTTGTAAAGAATATTCGATACTGTGTTTTATCAGGTATAACTACACTCTCAAATAAAGAGGAGTCAATTATATTTTTATCAAACAAAGACTGTACATTCTTAGATATTGTACCAAGTTCAACGTCACCAATCCTTGCAGTACCAGCAACAGTTCTCAAACCATCAGGGCCAAGAAAAATTAAGTCACCTGCAAATTCCTGTATTGTGTCTCCGTTTACACAACCAATGTTTCTTGTAACTGGTTCTATTACAAAGTTAGATAATGATGATCCTGTCAGTTTAAATATTCTGTTTTCACAAAATATAAATAAATTACTACGAAAGACTTTTAGTCCTACAATAGTATCATCTACTTTAATAGTACCTGCACCATCTGCAGACTGAAACCCATCTTCATCGAATGGCTCACTAAATACCAATGTCTGTGGTGTTGTAGACTTACCAGCATAAAACATATGATTTCTAAATGCAGCTACAAACTTAGAGCCAGCAACTGAACTTTCACTAATATCTGTAGCACTCAAAGATGTATTAAATATAACAGGAGCATTAGTACCGTCAACAAATAATATTTTATCATTACCATCAAAGTTATATCTTTCAAAAGAATACTTAGATGCACTAGTTCTACCTGTATCTATCTCTGTCCAACTAGAGGGAGACACTACAGTATCAAAGAGGTGAGTAGCTGCAGTGGTACTAGAGGTTGCCCTTGTCACACCTGTAAAGGTTGTACTTGTAACACCAGTGTAAGTAAACAGTTCTGAGTTAATTTGTATTGTACCACTAGATGCAAACCCTGCAGTAGAGTCAACAGTAACTGTACCAGAACCTGTCATACTTGTAGTTGAAGTTATAGTTAGTCCTAGTTCTGTAGATGCAGCAGAAAATATTTTTTCTCCTCTAGCTGCTAATACTTTATCTGCAAAACTAGAAACCATCAAAACTTTTTCACCAGAACCAGAAGTCTGTGGCACTATGGGGTAAACAAACTTACGAAACCCATTAACTCTTCTGTAACCACCCTCAAGGTCAGGCTCAAAGTTTTCTAGAACTAAGGCTTCACCAGGTTGCATAAGAAAAGTGGACCTGTTTAAAACTAGCCCACCCTCACAGTTAAACGCTGCTGGTTGTACCTGAGAACTATCTGGCATTAATTAACAACTCCAGAGATAAAATTCATAGATGATCCTGGTCTAGTTATAACAGAAGACCTTACATAGTCATACTTATTAATAAGTAGACTTTGCATATTCTTTATACCTTGCTCAAACCTTTCAAAGTTTAATTGATAGTTACCCTGTTCTCCACGATACATATAAACATATGCTGTAGCACCATCTACAATAACTGGTTTAAATCTATCTGGTATAGATGTAGTGTCTCCATGTGCAGACAAATCTGATGGAAATGTATAATAGTCAAATACTAATGTATACTGTTTATCTGGATAAGGATAAAGAATATAATTATTATCTGGACCACGCACAATTTGTCTTGGTACTCCCCCACCTTCAAACTGTGTTACCGTAACTCCACTAGCATGTATAGCAGCAGTTGTACTATTTGCACCTCTAGTGCATCCTGTAATATCATTACCTGTTATACCTGTGTATGTAACCTCTTCCCCACCAATATAAACTTTACCAGAAGAATCAAACCCTGTTGTAGATGTAAGGGTAAGAGTTGTTACAGAAGCAGAGTGAGAACCATTAAGAGTTGTACTAGCTATATCATCCTCTTCATTAGCATAGTCATTGTCAATATATTCATAGTAATTTAAGTTACTAAGATTACCACCTGTTGCATTTACAGTTGTATCTTTCTTAATCCTAGCTGTACTGTAGTCTAAAGACTTTGTATCTGTTGGTACACTGTATCTAGCTACACCTGGAGTTAGTGTCGAACTGTTACTAGAATGGTTAAAAGAATAACCAAACTCTCTTTGGTTAATAAATCTTATAGCATCATTAACTGCATTTTGACACTGTATTTGAATACCCCTAGCTGCACTAAAGTTACTAGAGGTAAGCACCACTTCATTCATTCTTGTTATAACATCATTTGTTAATGTTAAAAAGGTAAGTGCCATTATAATTCCTTTAGATAAGCTGAAGGGGCCAGCTTAAGCCAGCCCCTAAAGTTATTATGCAAGTAGATCACGATCCACTTCATTAGCAGAGCCTGACTGTGATACTTCGTCCATAAGGACGCACACCGCAAATACACGGATAATACCACCAGTAATAGTTCCACTAGATGCCTGAATCTCTACATCAAGAGTATCTGCTGATGCAGTAAATGCTGGTACATTAGCAACAACACCACTTGATAAACCTGCAGGTGGAGTAATATCTCCTACTGAAGCCCCATCTAAGTCGAATGACGCAGCAAATAAATCTACGTCTGTTCCTGTAATACCAACGTG